TTGCGTTTAGAAATTACATGTCAATAATTGAGGAACGCCTTTCGTTTGCTGATTTCACACCAGCAGGAAACAAAGTGCGTTTTGACCTTGACGACTTCTTGCGTGGCAATCCTTACGAGCGCGCGCAAGTTTATGAAATCTTAAATCGAATCGGCGCAATGTCGATCGACGAAATACGCGAGGAAGAAGATCTACTGCTATGAAAAAAGTAATCACACCAATGACAATCACCGCAGCTGATTCAAACAGTCGCACAATCACGGGTCGCATTGTTACATTCGAGGAAACTGGCAACGCTTCAATTGGCAAGGTTCAATTTGCAGCGGGTTCAATTGAACCAACGGCGGTTTTGCTTAATCTTGAACATGATCGCACACGTCGCATTGGCAAAACACTTTCAATTGAATCGAGTGCCGAAGGTATCGACGCAACATTCAAAATTGCAAACACTACTGCGGGAACTGACGCATTGGTTGAAGCGCAAGAGGGTTTGCGCGACGGATTTAGCGTAGAAGTTTCATTTGACGAATACGAGACACTTAAAGACGGAACAGTCAGAATTCTTGCGGGTGAATTGACTGGTGTTGCATTAACTAGCGAACCCGCAATCAGATCAGCACGCGTCGAATCAGTCGCCGCAACAACCGCTGACGAAAATGAAGTTTCAGATTCGACAATCGAACCTGAAGTCACACCAACAACAGAAGGAGACGAAGTGGACAACACCGTCACAAACGCGGAAACCGTCGAGACGGTAGAAGCCGCACAGTCAGTGACCGCACAATCAAACGCCGTGGGTGGTTGGAAAGCAACGCCACGCATTGAAATCACTGCTGCAAAGTACCTAGAAAACAAGGTGCTTGCTGCAACAGGCGACGAATCAGCGCGCCAATACGTTTTGGCAGCTGACAACACAACAGACAACGCTGGACTTGTTCCAACACGTCAGTTGACTGAAGTCATCAACGGACTATCAACAACAATCCGCCCAAGCATTGACGCGATCTCTCGCGGTGCATTGCCTGACGCTGGAATGACATTTGAAATTCCTAAGATTACACAAGCACCAACGGTTGCAGTAACTGCTGAAGATGCAGCGTTCTCTGATACCGATCAAAATTCTGCGTTCCTATCAGTGGACGTTAAGAAATTTGCGGGGCAACAAAAATTTAGTGTTGAGTTGCTGACTAGAACTTCGCCTCTCTTTTATGACGAGTTACTTCGTAACATGGTCGCGGCTATGGCTAAGGCGCAGAACTCATACGTCAACGGCATTTTAATTTCAAACGCAACACTTGACGCAACAACAGTTGCAACATACCCAACAGCTGCTGAATTGCTTGGAATTGTTGGTCGCGGTGCAGCAAGCGTTTATGGCGCAACTGCTGGACTTGCAAATCCATTTGCACGCAACATGATTGCATCAACTGGTCAGTGGTCAAACTTAATGACTTTGAATGACGCTGGACGTCCAATTTATTCACAGGTTTCAAACCCTATGAACCAACCAGGTGTTGCAGTGCCAACATCACTCACAGGAAACGTCGCAGGCTTGAACCTGTACGTTGACCCAACAAACGGTGGAGATGGCGACGGTACATTGCTAATCGTCAACCCTGACGCATATACATGGTACGAGGGAACTTCATACCAGTTGCGCGCAGAATCAACCGCTGACGGTTCAATCACAGTGGGTGTTTATTCATTCGGTGCAGTTGCGACAAAGATCGCAGCGGGCGCGTTTAAGAATAACAAGGCGTAACAAAAACAAACTAATCATGCGCTACGGTCACTCCCGAACGTAGCGCAGCAGTCGAGAGGAACGGAAATGCCAAGTATTGTGTCAACGGCGCAATTGCGCAGCGTGCTTGGCGTTTCCGTTTCACTTTATCCAGACAGTTATTTAGACGAAATTATCAACACCGCTGAAGCGGTCATTTTGCCCATGCTGGTTGCAAACACTTCAGCAATTAACGCTTACAAACTAGAATCTAACGTCGCGACGTATTACACGCAACGCGCACATCATTTTGTTGCTGGTCAATCAGTGGTCGTCACTGGATTACCCGCACCATTTTCAGCAACCGTCACAGTCGTTGACGTTAAAGAATTTCATTTCACCGCAGCAATTACCAGCGCGGACGTTACATTGCGTGACATTATTCCAACAGGCACGGCAACACTTTCGGGCTATTCCGCAGCTGAAATTTATGCCAACAGTGCGCCAATTGAATCAGCCGTGCTTGCAGTCAGTGTTGAAGTTTTCCAATCACGCGTTGCAGCAGGCGGTCAGATCGAGGGCGTCGATTTTCAAAGCACGCCGTATCGCATGGGTAGAAGTTTGACAAACAGGGTGTCCACATTACTTATGCCGTTCCTTGACGTTGAAACGGTCGTGCAATAGTGCCAGCCAATGCCGTTTCCGATACCCGCGCAGCCTTAGCCAACGCGTTTAGCGCACTTGCTGCAAACATTTATCCAAGCGTTCCAGAAGCACCAATTCCACCAGCAATCGTGGTCGTTCCCGATTCACCTTACATGGAAGTTGTTTTGCTGGGTAAGTCACAGACAAAAGTCAAACTTAATTTTGCGATCACCGCAATTGTTGCTTCAAATAGCAATGCAGGGTCACTAGATAATCTGGAAAAACTAATCATAGGAATTCTCGCTGCAATGCCAGCGGGATACGTTGTTGGCGTCGTAGAGAAGCCAACGGTGCTTGAAGTGGGTCAATCACCAATGCTCGTCGCAGACATTAACGTTTCAACCTACTACACACAGACAACATAAGGGGTAAAAAATGCCAACAACAGTAATAACTGGGCGCGACGTCACCTTTACTATTGGTGGCAATAATTACGACGCCCAAGCGACAAGCGCAGTTCTATCCAATAGCCCAACTATTGAGACGTACCAGACTTTGGACGGCAAGGTCTATCGACACATTGATGACCAATTTACGTTCGACGTCGAAATGCTCGCAGACTGGGGCGCGACTGGTTCATTGTGCGAAGGTCTATGGAACGCAACCGAATCAGCACCAAACACAGGAATTACGACAGTTCTCACTGCTGCAAGCGGTGCGACATTTACATTCCAGATTTTGCCAGCGTTCCCAAGCGCGGGCGGTACTGCACCAGACGCGCAGACCGTGTCACTATCATTCACCGTTATCGGCACACCAGCCGAAGCGTTCTAACACAAACAATCGGGAGAAAAAATGAAACTACCAATCACGATCGAATTCACCAGCGGTGACCAAGCAACCTTCGTTGCTGCGCCCCCTGAGTGGGTTCGTTGGGAAAAGCACACAGGCAACACCATTGCACAAGCGCAGGAAAGAATCGGAATTTCCGATTTAGTTTTCTTGGCTTATTATGCAATGAAGCGTGAAGCAGCTGGTAAGCCAATCAAAACCCTAGAGGTTTGGACTGAAACCATTGCTGACGTGAGTGTTGGTGAAGCAAACCCAAAAGTTACGCAGTCGGAAGTCTGAGCCGAATAGTTTGGGAAGTAGCCCTTGCAACAGGGCTACACCCAAACGATTTCGAAAGTGCAGAGGACATTCTGACAGTTATTGAAATCCTAGAGAGGCGCAACAATGGCAAGTGAAGCAATCACTTATGACAAAGCCGAATTGCGTTCCATAACACGGGCATTCAAAGCAATGGACGACGAAGCAATCAATCAAGCAAAACAAACGTCAAGTGCGCTTGCTGATTTTGTGCGTGGCAAGATCGTTGCAGCCGCTAGTGGTCGAACCCGCAACCTTTTGGATAACAGGGTTGCTGAAGGCGCGAGGGTTTCAAAATCGTCAAAAATTGGTGAAATCAGTTTTGGTTTTGCTGGACAAAAGTTAAGCGGCGGCGGTACGACCCAGCAATTGTGGGGCGGTGCTGAATTTGGTTCAAATCGTTATAAGCAATTTCCAGTCTGGTCAGGTCGTGAAGGTCGCGGGTCGCGCGGTTGGTTTATTTATCCAACGCTAAGATCAGCGCAACCAGAGATCATTCAAAAGTGGGAACAGGCGTTTTCGACGATCGTTAAGAGGTACGACTAATGGCAGGTTCAAGAACCCTTAAACTATCGATTCTCGCTGAAACAAAAGACCTAGTTGCGGGGTTAAATACTGCCAGCAAAGAAACCGAATCTTTTGGCGATAAGGCAACAGAATTTGGCAAAAAGGCTGCATTGGCGTTTGCCGTCGCTGGTGCGGCTATTGGTTCTTATGTAAAAGTTGCAATTGAAAACGCGGCAGCTGATGAAAAGGCGCAACGTAATCTTGCATTGACGATTGAAAACACGACAAAGGCAACGGCTGCACAAATTGCGGGCGTTGAAAAATACATTAGCGCGACGAGCATTGCAATTGGCGTGACAGATGATGAATTACGCCCCGCTTTTGGTCGTCTGGTTAGATCAACAAAAGATGTTGAGGACGCGCAAAAATTACTTAATTTGGCTTTAGACATTTCCGCTGCTACTGGCAAACCATTGGAAGCAATAGCAAATTCTTTAGGTAAAGCATACGACGGCAATTTGAACGCATTGGGTCGATTGGGATTGGGCATTGATCAGTCGATTTTAAAGTCAAAAGATTTTGATAAAGTTTTTAATACACTCACAAAAACTTTTGGTGGTTTTGCAGACAACGAAGCGCAAAGTACAGAAAAGGCTTTTGCTCGAATTAAAATCGCAAGTGACGAAGTGCAAGAACAAATTGGCGCGGCTTTGTTGCCAGTAGTTCAAGAATTAGCGGAATTTATTCTTTCAGATGTTGTGCCAAACGTCCAAAGTTTTGTCAATGGGCTTACTGGTCAAGGAAGTTTAGAGGAAGCAACAGGGAACGCAACCGACGGTGCGTTTAAGTTTGGTGAGCAAGTTAAAAAAATAATCAAAACCGTTGTTGCGTTAAAAGATGAAATTATCATTGTTGCTGGTGTAATTGCTACCATGTTTGTTGTTTCAAAAATTAGTGCAGCAGTTATGGGCACAATTGCTTTAATCAAATCATTGATCAAGGCTTACAATGCTTTGAAGGCTTCGTCGATCGTTGCTGGTGTTGCTTCAGCGTTTGCGTTAAACCCTTTACTCGGCGTCGGTGCAGTAGCACTTGCCGCTGCGGTTTTGGCGGGGGCAAACGCATTGGCGGGACGAAGTGACACAGACACCAGCGATTTAGGCGTTCCGAGCGCAGGTGGTTTTTCAGGAACAATGCCAAACGGCATGCCTTTTGTTACAGGCGGCAGCACTGCTGGCACTGCTGGCGGTGGCATAAGCATTCCTTCCGTTGGCGGCAGCACGTTCGGCGGGGCTGCTGGTGCCAGTGGTACTGGTGCAGTCGCAACCGTAGCCAAAAAAGCAAACGAAGCAATTACCAACATTGCTGGGGCATTTGATAATTTTACCAGCGGCACGACGACACTTGCTGGCATTGAAGCCGCTTCAAATCGACCTTTTGCATTTGGTACGTCAGGGGTCAACACAAACACCCTTGCAGGAATTTTAGCTGCTTCGGCGCAACCAACAATTAACGTGACGGTCAACGGGGCGATCGATCGTGAAGGTACTGCCCGAACAATTGTAGAAACACTCAATAGTTCGGCTTACCGTGGCACGGGCGGGGCTGCAAATTTGGTTGCACTATGACCCAATGGAACCCAGTCTGGAAAGTTGAAATCGACGGCGTTGAATACACCGACGCAGTCTTGGCAAACCTGACTATTCGAAGCGGGCGCGTCAACATTTATGAGCAAGCCCAAGCGGGTTACGTCAACCTTCAACTTATCGACATTGCACAAACGACAATTCCCGTTTCAATAAATTCAACAATTTCGGTTCAGATCAAAAACACATCAAACACGTTCATTTCAATTTTTGGTGGCAACGTGGTTGACATTGCATTGGAAGTGCGCGACGTAGGTTCGACGACTTTCACGCAGACTTATTCGATCACGGCATTGGGCGCATTGGCACGTTTGCCAAAAGTATTGACCAACGGCGTTTTGTCAAAAGATTTTGACGGCGATCAAATCAACACAATTCTTAGCGCAGTTTTGTTTAATTCATGGGCGCAAGTTGCGGGGTCGGTTACTTGGGGTGGGTACACACCAGCGGGAACAACGTGGGCAAACGCCGAAAATAATGGTCTTGGCGAAATAGATACCCCTGGAAATTATGAGTTAGCTGCGCGGTCAAGTGATCGAATCGACGTGTATTCATTGGTTTCAGCATTGGCAACTTCAGGTCTTGGGTACATTTACGAGGACGCGCAAGGTCGCATTGGTTATGCAGATTCAACGCACCGAACAACTTATCTTGCAGCCAACGGTTACGTTGATCTTGACGCGAATCACGCGCGTGCTGCTGGACTTCAAATTCAAACCCGTGTTGGCGACGTTCGAAATTCCTTAACAATCAAATTCGACGCAACCAGCAGCAGCGAACGGTCTGCCAGTGACGCCGCTTCAATTGCCCTTTATGGAACGCTTGCCCAGATTATTACGACAACCCTTCACAATGCAGCTGACGCAACTGCCCAAGCCAACTTCTATCTTTCATTGCGTGCCAACCCTGAACCAATTTTTAGCGACGTGACCTTTGATCTTACAAACCCAGAATTGGACGACGCAGACCGAGACAACCTTTTGGGCATTTTTATGGGTGAAGCAATTTCCCTGAACAATTTACCGCTCAACATGAATTCTGGAACGTTTCAAGGATTCGTCGAGGGCTGGTCGTTTCAAGCGTCCTATAACCAACTTTCGGTGACCTTGCTGCTTTCACCGCTTGCCTACTCATTACAGGCAATGCGTTGGAATGACGTGCCGATTACTGAAACATGGACAAGCGTGTCGCCGACACTTGACTGGGAAAATGCGACAATAGTCGCCTAAGGAAAGGAAACTCAAATTACAAATCCAACAAGTAATTATTCGTTCCAAATGCCCACGGCAAGTGATTTAGTCACGGATTTGCCAGCAGATTTTGAAGTTTTTGGACAAGCGGTTGACACACGTTTGAAGGCTTTAAATCCAGCGACAACGCTAGGCGATATTACTTATGCTTCAGCAACGGCTAACACAAATACACGTTTACCAATTGGCACAAACGGACAGGTTTTAGCCGTATCAGGCGGGGTTCCAGCATGGTCGGCGGCGGGTATGTCAAACCCTATGACGACAACAGGCGACACAATTTATTCATCAAGTGGGTCAACACCAGCACGTTTGGGAATTGGTACATCAGGACAGGTTTTGACGGTTTCGGGCGGTGTGCCAACGTGGGCAACTGCTTCGGCTGGCGGTTTTACTTCACTTGCAACTGGTTCGCTTTCAGGTAATTCGTTAAACCTAACTTCAATTTCGGGTTCATACAAAAGCCTACGTTTAATTCTTTCAAATTATTTTTACGATACACGCGGAAACATGCAATTGACGTTTAATGGCAGTACGGCAAGCAATTACACAACAGGTCAAATCGTTGGAACATATGCGGTATCGCCTGGCAGTTACAACCCTTCGGCTTATAGTGCGACAGGTTGGCCGTCGTCTTATGCGTGGTTAGGCAATGGAGAAAATGTCCATAACGCGTCAGGAAATAACATTTACATTTTGGACATACCAAATTACACCGACACCAGTGCAATGAAAATTGCTAGTGGCGTCGTATTTCAGCGATCAAACACTGACAATTATTGTTTCCAACCTGAGAACCATTTATGGAGACAAACAGCTGCAATTAATCAAATCACAGTAAAAGCCGAAGGCACACGCAATTTCAATGGCGGCACTTATACATTGTTAGGATTAAACTAATGACCGACATTTTCAGAATTGAGCATGATCTAGAAACAGGCGAAATCAAAGAAGTCAAATTGACCGCAAAAGAAATTGCCGAAGCGGCAAAACAAGACGCGGAAGCAATTGCACGTTCTGAAGCCGAATCAACAAAAGCCGCTGAAAAAGCTGCATTGCTTGCAAAATTAGGCATTTCTAGCGACGAAGCGAAATTGTTGTTGTCATGACTTACCCGCAAGGTACAAATGCACGGTTGATTGAAGTTGCCGCAGCTGAAGTTGGCACAATTGAGGAAGGTAACAACCTAACAAAGTACGGCAAGTTTACAAAGGCTGACGGTTTGCCGTGGTGCGGAAGTTTCGTCAATTGGGTTTGCCATATGGCTGGCGTCAAAATTCATTCAGTCGTTGCGACGGCGCAAGGCGCGCATAAATTTAAAGAAATCCAACGCTGGTCAGGAATGCCGCAATTAGGCTATTTGGCATTTATGGATTTCCCGCATGACGGCGTTGACCGCATTTCACACATTGGAATTGTTGTTGGACTAATTGACACAAAAACTTGCGTCACGATCGAAGGCAACACCAGCGGAACAGGCGACCAACGCAATGGCGGAATGGTCATGGTAAAGGTTCGTTCGTACGGGGCAGGAAAAGAGATCGTTGGGTTTGGAATTCCAAAGTTCGTTCCCTATAAGGGCGAATTTCCAACGGTTGCAGTTCCAACTTCGGGAGACAAACCAAAGAAGGAGACAAAAAAATGGACAAAGCCAAAGCCCTAGCAGCGTCATGGGCGCGCTCATTTATGGCAGCAGCACTTGCGCTTTACATGGCGGGAGTGACTGACCCTAAGACACTTGCAATGGGAGGTGTTGCAGCGGTTGCACCAGTGATTTTGCGCTGGTTGAACCCGCAAGATAAGAGTTTCGGGTTAACGGGGAAGTAGCCCGAAAGGTCGCGGCGGCATGGTTGGTTTGGGCACTTGCACTAACCATGTCCGCTTGCGGTTATCAAGGCTGGGTGCGTTATGAGTGCCAAGAATACGAAAACTGGTCAAAACCAGAATGCAAGAAACCGCAATGCCTCCCCACTGGAACGTGTACTGACGACATACTTGGATTCTCAACACGACAAACCAACCCGACGTCGAACCCCTGAGGACGTACACGCGCAGCTGATTTTGATAATTGGTTCAACCCTTGCTGCGGTGTTTTTGATCGTAACCGTCGGCATAACCTACGCACTGATTTTTGTAACTCAACCTATTGGGGCGCAAGCACCCAACGACGCAGCGTTTATTGATTTATTAAAAACGTTGGCAATTTTCTTGACTGGTTCATTGGGCGGTGTGCTTGCTGGCAATGGACTGAAATCCAAGACAAAACCGATCGACACGCCGACAAACACGCAAGGTTCTTGACCGCGCGTTGTTCATGCGTCACCCTGAGTTTAGGTGGTAACACTTACCGCCAAGAATCGGGAGAATTCAAAATGGTACTTGATTTATTAGACCCAGAGACATTGAGGCGTTTAGTCTTAGCGATCATTCTTATGGTCATTTCGGCCGCTGCGGGTTACGCAAAAGGCTTCAAAGAAGGCAAGCGCGAAGGCATGGCACGACGTAAGGCAATGATTCGCCACGCTGCAAACAAGGCGGTCAACTAATGGGGTTCTTAGACAATTACGAAGCGTCACGCGAGAGACTAGAACGTTGGCTAGCAACTTACCCGCTAGGGTGCATCGAAACCCGCATTGTGGAATTTAGCGCGGAAAAAGGCTACGTCCTTGTTGAAGCAAAGGCGTGGCGTAAGGACACAGACGAAAAGCCAGCAGGTGTCGATTATGCCTACGGTTACCAAGCCGCATACCAGCCAAACATGAAACGCTGGTTTGTTGAGGACACAGTAACCAGCGCGATTATGCGCGTTCAGCAATTGGTTATGGGTGGGGCAGAACGCAGCACGAAAGAAATAATGGAACAAGTCGATCGAACACCAGCAAAGGTCGCAAACGCAGAAAAAGATTATGACTATTGGACAACCAAATTTGGTGACGTGCCAAGTTACAAAACCGCAGCTGAAGCCGAGCAGTCTGGCATTCCGTCACTTGGTTCATCAATGGACGAAATTGCCAAGGAATTAGGCGGCGAATTGGTGCAAGAAGCACCGCAGTGCAGTCACGGTCACATGATCTGGAAACAGTCACACGACGGTGCGCCAAAAATTTGGGGCGGGTATTTCTGCACTGAAAAGACAAAGGCAACCCAATGCACGCCGCGTTGGTACGTTTTGCGTTCAACTGGAAAATGGGCGCCACAAGTATGAGCGATTTTATCGAAATCATCAATCCGCAAACCATGACCGCCAAACTTATGGAAAATGGTGAAATTGTTGCTGAATACAAAGTCGAGCAATGCGACAAATGTTCAATGCTGACAAAGTTTGACGCGTTTGGCTACCAAAAAGGCTATGACCGAACCGAAAAGATAATTTGGTTTTGCGCGGGTTGCAGATGAAAATGACATTGACGCGGGCAGAGGAATTTGTCTGCCATAAGGCTGCATTGGAATTGGCAAAAGATAACAACGACTATTGGCAAACCCGTGAAGGCGGGTACTCAATGGATAAATCGTTCCATGACCTTATTGCCCAGGACGCACAAAGCATTGGCAGTGAATGGGTTGTTGCGAAATATCTTGATCTGCCTTTCAATCCTTACGAAAACAAATACAAAGTAAAAGCCGACGTGGGCAGTCATTTCGAAGTGCGCTGGACTAAGTACGTTGCCGGTCATTTAGTCGTCCATGAATACGATCGACCAAACGACGTGGCAATTCTGGTCACTGGTGAATCTCCCAACTATTTCATAGCGGGTTGGATTCCCATTGCAATGGCAAAACGTCCCAAGTACCGACACACCAAGCAACCGAATTGGTGGGTCACACAAATAAACCTTCAGCCGATCGAGAATTTACGGAGAAGCAACTATGGACACAATCCAGTTTGAGTGCAGAAAATGCAAAAAGATAACAAAGCAGCTGATTCACAAAATAACGGACAACCTTCCCAATGGTGTCGAAGTAATCCAATGTACGAAGTGCGAAGTCATGGGGGTTGCACAGATAGGGAATTTCAATGCCGATCTATGAGTTTGAATGTACGGTGTGCAAAATCCGTGTTGAGGTGGATAAGTCAATCCACGACGAAAACCAACCAATCTGTTGCGGGGCAAACATGAGCCGCAGGTACTCAACTTTCGGCATTTCATTCAAGGGTGAAGGTTGGGGTCATCAATGAATAGTTATCCACAGAAGTTATGCACAGGGGTGCAAAAGGTGTGGGACACGCCCAACGCCATGCGTAAAGTTATTCAATCGTTGACACACGCGCTACGATTCTTTCGCGAGAAGCGAACCGCGTCGGCGGTTAGTTCGCTGAAGCGCAAGAAGCGTTTATGGGCGAGTATTGCCATTTTGGCGGTTACTTCGACAACAGGGATACACAAAGCCAGTGCAGCAAACTATTCAATTGATCATTTGAAACTGTATGCACATTCAAGAATTCTGGATTATAAAGAATTTCAGTGCTTTAACAAGATCATTACAAAGGAATCACGCTGGTCATACACAGCTCGTAATGGCAGTCATTATGGACTGGGACAAATGAGATCGAAGCACTATCGTGACCTTGATCCATTCAGACAGATAGACGCTACAATCAAATACATAACAGTTCGTTATGAAACACCATGCAAGGCTTGGACGTTCCACATCAAAAGGAATTGGTATTGATGAGCAGCGCATTGAAAGACAATGGTTCGACTGCACGTTGGCGCAAGATTCGTCAGCGCATACTTGAACGCGATCAATACACATGCCAAGCATGCGGACTGGAAGGCAACACGGTTGACCACATTATTGCCCGAAGTCTTGGGGGTGGAGATGATGAATTCAACCTTCAATGCTTATGCACTGCGTGTAATAGTGCAAAAGGCGGCATAAACCGCTTAAATGGCAAAAATGGGCAAAAGGGGGGTTTTTTTAATAGCACGCCGACAC